CTACTGACAAACCATCGATTAATTGCTCGCCAGCAAGGATTAAAGCATCTTGACCTTGCATAGATGCGCTGATCTTAAATGATGCGTAGATTCCGTCTTTTTCTTCGTTAAATTTTTGCATGCGGCCTATTGGGCGCTCTGGTGAATGTTGCATAAGCATCTTGACCTTGCCAGGATCGCCTATATCTATTGAGCCTTTAGCGAATACGACCTTACCAACGGAAGTATTGCCTACCTCTTCGAAAGGTACGATTTTGCCAGCAATAACTCTGCGCTCTGTATCGGCAGCTTCTATATGGCTACTGAATGTAAGTTTCATTATCTTCTTCTCTTCCGTTAGGTGTCATTTGTTCCATTTCTTTAGCTTCTTCCACATCGATTAAACCTAGATTTATCATTTTCTCTAATGCCTCTAGGCGCTTCATTGTGTCAGCTCTTAAAAATGATTCTTCTATAGCAAACTTAACTACATGGCCTCTAGGAGTAATATCATCCATGCTTAAACGATCTTCAATAGCACAAATAAAAGGCTGTAGTGAGTATGCTACAAATTCTTTGCGACCATCAATAATGTTTTGGTAAGTCATGCTGTTATTCATATCTGCGCTTATGTAATATGCAGGTACGTTCATTGCTCTAGCAATTTGTGTTGCAAGATATTGCTGTGCTTCGTTATACATCATGTCTTTGGGACTAAAGCCTGTGGTTTCATAAGATAGGGTAGAAGTTAAATACGCTGTAGATCTATTTTGTCTGCTTTGTTTCCATTGTGCTAATAATCCAGATACTTGTTGCTCTGGTAAATCTGCGCCAGTGTTTTTAATATATCCACTTGGCATTGGTGTTTGTGCAGATACAGCTGCGGCTTTCTCAATATCTAAAGCGCTTTGAATTGTACGTGCTGCAGTTTGTAATACACCTTGTGTTAATCCTTGGAATGTGATAAGTGAACCGATGCCAGACATAGGCGCTCTTACGCCATCGACAAAATACTCTTCTACTTCTGTACCAAATTTATTTGTAGTAAATGTAACTCTATTGTTAGCGACCCACTCAAATCGTGATGGTCGTAGGTCATCCGCAAAAAGCTCGGTACAACGCCAATAAGCAATTCCATAAAATAAAAGACTATCGACAGTCCATGATATGGTGACGGATCTTGGTTGCCGATAGTCTGGTTGATCTATCCAAAGAGGGTTCCCCAACTCCTCACCATTTGACTTTTTGTAAAGCTTCAATGGCAAGTAAGAAACTACACCAGCTATAAGATTTCTGCAACGTGAAACGGCAGGTACTTGCATAGCAAAATTACGATCTAATCCACCTGGGAAATTACCAACACCAGTTGTAAATGAACCATAGCCATAAGCTGTGTCCATAATGGCAGGGGCGTATTGCGCTTGGACAGTTTCAGTTTTTTTGGTTATACCCAAAGCAGACAATAGACCCATATGTATACTTTATACCATAAAACGGACTATTGGTGCAAGTTACACAAAGATTTGCGCAGTTTGTTGCGGTCTAGTTAATTGGCTTACAACCATAGCAAGGCTTATAGCAGCTGTAACATCGCCAGCCGATTTTCTACGTATTATGCGCCAGCCAGCATCATTAGTCTTAGCTGCACAGTTATTTAGGTGCTGTACTAAGTCTGCTTGGCCACTATGAACTAATCTAACGTTAGCCAGGGCATCTGATAAGTCTGAGCAGGCTTGGTAGAAAGCCTGGCCACTGCAATCTTCTATGCGCCAGCCACTTTGTTCTAATTTTGTGGCTAAAGTTTGTGTGGCGTACTTGTCAAACAGTATTTTGTGTGGATGGTACTTCTTTGCCCACTCATTAATATCACTAGCCATCTTAACTTCATCTACAGCTACTTCGCTTTGCCATAACTGGGCTAGACCTACTGCTATCTTGCCATCTTTTAATTGACCCATAACTAGAGCGCCTGATCTTCTAGTAGGTGCAATATCAAAGGCCATTATAGTCATTGGCCCGACAGGGATTTCTAGTGTGCTATCACTACATGCCTCAATAGATCCATATACCCATGGGCTTACAGCGCTATCTATCCACTGGCATAACATCTCAGTACGTGTAGCTTCTACGCTATTTGTATTGACTGATTCTTCTAAAGTTTCTTCGGTTATTAAATGCCCTAGTGCTGGATTAGCCATAACCCATGCTTTGCGATCATTTATTTTACAATGTTGTGGTGCTGACCATTCGTAATAACCTAAAGTAGTTGGTGGATAAGATAAAGAGCGTTCTCTTAAATCATTTAATACTGTACTAAATCCATCACCTGCGTTACTTGTCATTAGAGTCATAGATCCTGGCACAGCTCTGGTGGTTGGCAAAGCAGCCGTAAACGCTTCTTGTGACCATTCACGGATTTCATCAAGATATAAAAACCCACACGACTTGCCACGAGGAGCATCCCTAGTAGCTGCGGCTATTTCGTACCGAGCACCATTTTTTAATGTAATTGATTCTTGACCATTAGCCAGGCGTATCTGCCTTACCTGATCTTTTAAGAATGGGTTATCTTCTATTGTGTAACTAACTTGCCTAAATGTATCTAATGCCATATTACGATTAGAGGACATGCCTAAAACGTTTTTAGTATTCCATAAAAACAAATGTGCCAATATGAGCATACGTGCTAGATGAGTCTTGCCGTTTTGTCTGCTAACTAAGATAATTCCAGTACGTTTGACCCATAAGCCATCATCATTAACAGTTAATAGATCTTCTAATACCCAGCGCTGCCATGGGATTAAAGGTAGACCGATCTTCTCAGCTAGATCGGCCACCTCGTCCGCTTTGCTCTTACCTTTAAGTAAGGGCGTGTGAACTCTAGGCTCAGTACTACCAATTAGCCCGACCCCTCGTTTGATCGGGATTATTTCTGCATCATTCTTCATCGAAGTTTAGTGTATCTGGTTTATTAAAAGGTGAATCTGGAACGATCTGGAGCGTCTTGGAGAGAGAAGGTTTGAAAAAGACAGGGGGGGTCGGCATGCTATTAAAAAAACGACCACCTTTAGCGCTATTACATGACTTGCACATGCTTTGTAGGTTGTCTGGACTCCACATGTCACCACCCTTTACTCTAGGTATGATGTGATCCACAGTATGGGCTGGTCTGTTACACACCACACACACCCAACCATCACGATCAAGTATCTGTATGCGCAGCTTCTGCCACTTGCCACTACCTATAGCTCTTTTACTCAATGCCATCCTTTGGTCTTAAAATGATTTAATGCTTTACACATAGAACCATATCTATTTAGATTGTATTTGATACCCCAGTCTACTTGCTTAAAGCCATCTACCTTAGCCAAGTACTTAGATCTACCTTGTGGTATGCCATAGTGTGAGCCGTTGCGAGCGCTTGGATTCCAGCGTGACTCGTAGTGGTATAACTCATCTAAGCAATAGAACTCACTAAATGAGTGGTTAAGTTTGATAAATGCATATTGCTTGTAATGTGTAGCTCTTGGTACTGCATGAGATTCATCTACTAATAAAAGCGATGCAAGTAAAACGCATAGAGCCGACCCAAATAGCCAGCACCTTCCGAGCCAGCCTCTGGGCGGCTCAGCCTTTCGCTTTAAGAGCGAATGCTGTTTTGAGCCTACCATAGATCACCTAATCCTTTCAAACATAATAGCCATATCATCTCACTATGTGGACAGTGATTTACCTCACAATAACAAACTTACAGCTCCAATGTATTTCATACTGATCGATCCAAGTACAATCATAACCAGCCTCACTCATGGTTTAGAGCCCCATCCAGTACCCTTTAAGATTATGCCAGGTGCTGAATACATACGTGCCATATTTAGCCCACATTTAGGGCAAAGCATCCCCCCGTCATCCTCTTTATATGTCCTATGGACTGATCCATAAGTACCACACTCATTACAGCTATATTCATACGTTGGCATCATATTCTCCAATCAATAGGCAAGTGTGGCAAGGCAGTGTGTCAAACTGCCAAGCCCCACAGCTATTACATCTACTAACCTTGCTATCTTTAGGTGCATCCTTTTGCTCAGCTATGTTCTTGCATCCCACAGCCCCGCAGTCCATGCATTGGTATAATTTGAATCCTTCTGGCATATCTGTCTGGTCAAGCCATAAGAACTCAGTATTACGACTGCACCCATTACATTTGAATTTAGTCACGAGCGATCAATTCGTGGCATCGAAAGCATGTGCCATCTTTGAAAACCCTGTCATCACCACACATCTCGCATGTGATAACAGACTTGACTAGATGCACACCGCTATCATCTATTTCGACAGTAACTCCACTGCCGTTGATAAATGCGATGTATCCCATTATTACTCCTTATCCTTGAAGTACCAAGCGCCTGTGCTGGTCTGTGATGCCCATTTAGCATGCTCTTTGATATTGCCCAGGCATACATATCCATAAAACGGCTTCTTGGTTGTCTTGCTAACACCTTGCTTAAGTGCCATGCCATGAGAGCAGCAATCTACTGGTGGCTTAGGTGTATCTGGCACAGCTGCAACCCAATCAGTAGTAGTCCACTGCACTGGGTCTTCTAATTTGTTTTCGACTGTAAAAACTGCTCCACTTGAAGTATTAGCAACTCGTTGCATTTCTGTTCGGCTAGGTCTTGCACCTTTTTTCGAATAGATGTAA